GAAGGGGAAAAAGCGAGGTGTAGAAACCCCGCTTTTTTTCTCTTCAAATTATAAAAGATAAGTAATTTTATCATGTTTATAATAGAAACGAAAACTATAGCAACTTTACAGGTATTTTACTATATGCCTGATTACACAAACATAATACAAGAATTTGTTTGGCAGTACAACGATCGCCAACCAAACTTTCCAAGAACACATAGATTTTTAAATTTTTGGCATGATGAAATCGAGGCTGTTATCGAAACTGTAAATCTTACATTTACAGACAAAGATGATAGAGTTCGTATAGCAAAAGGTATATTTGATATAGGATGAGTAAAAGTTTAGACGGTGTATTAATTAAGAAGGCTAATCAGCAAGAACACTATACAGAAGAACAAATACAAGAGTTTTTAAAATGTGCTGATTCTGATGCAGGGCCATTATACTTCTTAAAAAACTATTTTTATATACAACATCCTGTGCAGGGCAAGTTGTTGTACAGTCCTTACGAGTTTCAAGAAAACCTAGTTAATACATATCATAACTATAGATTTAATATTAATATGCTTCCTAGGCAAACAGGTAAAAGTACTACTGCCGCCGGTTACATACTATGGCGAGCAATGTTTATACCGGATAGCATTATCCTTATTGCGGCTCATAAGTATGCCGGTGCACAGGAAATTATGCAACGTATACGTTATGCGTATGAACTATGTCCTAATCATATACGAGCTGGTGTAACAAGTTACAATAAAGGTAGCATGGAATTTGATAATGGCTCACGCATAATTGCACAAGCAACTACAGAAAATACTGGACGAGGTATGAGTATATCGTTATTGTATTGTGACGAGTTTGCATTTGTGCGGCCAAGCATTGCTAAAGAATTTTGGACTAGTATCAGTCCAACATTAGCAACTGGTGGTAATGCTATTATTACAAGCACACCAAATAGTGACGAAGACCAGTTTGCATTAATTTGGAGAGATGCCGGCAAAACTATAATGGACGATGGCACCGAAACAGACGTTGGTATTAATGGGTTTAAAGGGTTTCGTAGTTATTGGTACGAACATCCGGACAGAGACGACCAATGGAAAGCAGACGAATTAGGTCGTATTGGCGAAGAACGTTTTAGACGAGAACATGACTGTGAGTTTATTATATACGACGAAACACTTATTAATAGTATGGTGTTGTCAAATATGATTGGAAAAGACGCAATAGTTAAGCAAGGAACTGTTCGCTGGTTTAAAACACCAAAACACGGTATGACTTATCTAGTAGCACTAGATCCTAGTTTAGGAACAGGTGGTGATCCATCGGCAATACAAGTATTTGAAGTTCCAACACTAGAGCAGGTAGCCGAGTGGAGGCACAACAAAACACCAATACCTAAACAAGTACAAATCCTTAGAGGTATCTGTGAATACATACAAGAACACACCGACGACACAAATAATATCTATTATAGTATTGAGAACAATGCTATTGGAGAAGCGGCACTTATAAGTGTAGACGACATCGGCGAAGAGAATATGATAGGAATGTTTTTGTCTGAGGCTAAACGATCTGGTCATGTAAGAACATTTAGACGTGGATTTAATACTACACAACGAGCAAAACTTAGCACTTGTGCAAAACTAAAAACGTTAGTTGAAACTTCTAGAATGACTATACATTCTAGACTATTAATAAGCGAACTAAAAACATTTATAGCAAATGGTAGTAGTTTCTCAGCAAAGTCCGGCGAAACAGACGACCTTGTTATGGCTACAGTACTAATGTTGCGTATGGCTAGTGAATTAAAGAACTACGTGCCAGAATTAGATAGTCAACTTAGGGATAGTAACGATTATGACCGCGATCCAATGCCGTTTATAGTTATGTAGTTACATAAATACAGTATCATGAGTATATCAGTATCAGAAGATTTATTTGAAAAATTACGTGGGCAATTCCCTAAACTATCACTTGGCAGAGAGGATGGAGTTAAAACGCTTAATCCTCAAGAAGCAACATTCTTTGAATTTCAATACAAGAATAAAAGAGACACAATGGGCACTGTAGTTGTAAGTTTAGTCGACGAAGGTGCATTAAAAGTATATTTTAATGAACGTATGCTTGACGAAGCAGATCAAGAATCGCATGACGGTTGGTACAAAACACTAAAAGATCTTAGTAGGTTTGCTACACAAAATATGTTAAGTTTTGAAACTAATAATATTACCAAACAACGGTTAAACAAATCTGATTACAAATACTTAAAGAATAGAAATAAGTCACAGGAAGAATTAACCATGGAAAATAAACTTTATGGAACTAGCAACAAAAGTTATCAAGACTTAAATGGTGCTAAGTTAATCGTACAACATAGATCACCCGTTGATGAAGAAAAGATGGGCGCACGTAGCAGAAATATTAATGCTATCTATATTGAGAACGCACAAGGTGAACGTTTTCGTTTTAGCAATAACTATTTGCCAGGTGCAAGAGCAATGGCAAGACATGTCAGCAATGGTGGTTATCCAAATGATCAACTTGGTGAACACATTGAAGACGTAATGACTGAGATGAGCGAACTAAGGCAATTTGTTCGTACAGTTAGAAGTTCTAATTATGTTAACGAAGATGCACAAGATATTATTGAAACAGCAACTAATCGCTATTATGGTTTAAAAGATACTCTCAAATCAATGACTTCACAGCGTGGCTATGTGGATTACTTTGAAGCCTACGAACCAACAGATATTATGGTTGATGAGGACAATGTTGACGACCTTAAGGCAAAATTAACACGTGAAGTATATGACGAAAGGCTCGACAGTGTTCTTCCTGCTGTTGGCCGTGCAATTAAACTACGCGACGATAAACGTCTATCCGAAGACGAAGGACTAAAGCAAATTGGAATGAGTTCCGAGCCGCTAGCAATTTATCCAAATCCTGAGAAGGACCAAGAAATGGATACTTACATTAAATTTATTCAGCGTAGTGATTTACCGCAAGAACGTAAGACTAAAGCATTGTTAGTAAATGTTGTTCGTATGTTAAGCGATCGTATGGTAGACGATGCCGCATCGGTTGCTCTTAGCAGACTTGATCTTGAAGATAAAAGTGACCGGGCAGTTGCATATAAATTAGCCCTTAAATTTCTAAAAGGTAACGTTAATATTATTGAACCAAAGGCTAAGAAAGACCTATACGGCAAAGATCATGCAAAAGAAGATACATTTGAAGAATTTGAAGCACAATTAGAAGATATTGCCGCTACAGTTGATGAAGGTAGGATGAGTGATATTGATATTGAAATGCATGAAGAAGTACTGTACATGTCTGAGGAAGACTTTGTTGAAAAGTATAGCAAATACGCTTCTGAAGATCACGTGCGTAATTTTTGGAATGAAGCACACAACGAATTTACAGAAGATGTACAAGAAGATAACGAATACGGTTTTCAAAGATGGGAAGACGAAGAAGATGATGAGTTAAATATTGGGGCTGATGAAGAATGGGATCTGCTAGACCCAGATTGGGAAACTAAAGACGCCGAACTAGACATTGGTACAGGTATTCCTACAGACATTCCAGAGCCAGATGCAGTAATTGGTGCAGGTGATGACGAAGGCACAGGTATTCCTACAGTACAGACATTCCAGAGCCAGATGCAGTAATTGACGCCGGCGATGAAGTTGCAAAACCAGACCTAGATAGTATGAGTTTTGGTAAAGCATTTGCGGCCGCACGTAAAGCACACGGTGGTGCAGGCGGCGTGTTTACTTGGAAAGGTAAAGAGTATCAAACAAATATTAAAGGTGAGAAATATGTAACCAAGCCAACACCAGTGAAGTTTGGTAGCACAAAAGAATCATTTGATCCAATGGGCGAGCAACCATTTTCTGCAATGAGCGATGAAGAATTAGCAGACTATTTGCGTGTATCTGTAGCCGAAGTTAGAGAGGACCGAGAGTATGCAGAAGAAATGGCACAAGAAATGGCCCTCGATCACGCCGAATATGGTGAGAGCATTGACCGGATGAAGAACTTAGCCGGAATTTAATCTTTTTATAATTATTTTCAAAAAATCTCCAAAAAGAGCTTGACCTGATAAATACTTTCGCGTATACTATGTATTATAGTATATTGAATGGCATTATACTAAAGGCTAAACAGGCATTTATAAAGGAGATAGGCAAAATGGCTACATTGGCAGAAATTCGTGCAAAACTAAAAGCACAAGAAACAAACAGTGGTCCGTCCGGACCCAGCGATAACGCAATTTACCCACATTGGAATATTCCAGAAGGAACTACAACTGTAGTTCGGTTCTTACCGGATGCAGACACTAGTAATACTTTCTTTTGGCAAGAACGGTTAATGATCCGTCTACCATTTTCAGGTATTAAAGGTGACATGAACTCTAAACCTGTAGTGGTGCAAGTTCCGTGTGTAGAAATGTGGCAAGAGACTTGCCCAGTACTAACCGAAGTACGTGGATGGTTTAAGGATTCTAGCCTCGAAGAGATGGGACGTAAATATTGGAAAAAGCGTTCATACATTTTTCAGGGCTTTGTAAACGAAAATCCTCTAGAAGAAACAACACCGGAGAATCCAATTCGTCGGTTTGTTATTTCACCAAGCATCTTTACATTAATTAAGGACGCTCTAATGGACCCTGACATCCAAGAGATTCCAACTGATTATGATGCAGGACTAGACTTCCGTATTACTAAAACAACTAAAGGACAGTACGCTGATTATTCTACTAGTAAGTGGGCTCGTAAAGAGACTGCTCTAACTGAAGAGCAACGTGCGGCAGTTGAAACTAACGGATTGTTTACACTCAGTGACTTCCTTCCAAAGCGTCCCGGTGAAACCGAAATTGCTGTTATCAAGGCTATGTTTGAAGCATCCGTCGATGGACAACCATATGATGTTGAACAGTTTGGAAATTACTTCCGCCCATACGGTGTTGAAGCACCTGCAGGATCCTCTAATAGTACGTCTGCACCTGCACCAACACCCTCTCCGGCGCCAACAGCCGTTGACTCCAGTACCAGTACAGTAGCAGAGAGTCAAGTAGAGGCTAAGCCAGTTGAGGCTAAGCCAGTAACTGCTCCGAGTACTGAATCAGCGGGTGAAACGCCTAAAGGAGACGGCAAGAGTGCAGAAGACATTCTTGCGATGATCCGAAGCCGTCAAAAGGCTTAGGTATAATGGGGAGGGTATTTGCCCTCCCCACATTTCTTAAAAAACTGGAGATATAATATGGCAAAACCGTTTGATGTAAGCAAGTTCCGTAAGGACATAACAAAATCTATTGACGGACTAAGCGTAGGATTTCATGACCCAACTGATTGGGTTAGCACAGGCAATTATGCACTTAACTATCTAATTAGTGGCGACTTTTACAAAGGTGTGCCTATGGGTAAAGTAACAGTGTTTGCTGGAGAATCAGGTGCAGGTAAAAGTTACTTTGCTAGTGCTAACATTGTAAAAGCCGCACAGGAACAAGATATCTTTGTTGTTCTTATTGACAGTGAAAATGCACTAGATGAAGCATGGTTACATGCACTAGGCGTAGACACCGACGAAAGCAAACTACTAAAACTGAGCATGAGTATGATTGACGATGTTGCTAAGACTATTAGCACGTTTATGAAAGACTATAAAGCCATGGCAGACGGTGAACGTCCAAAAGTTTTATTTGTTATTGATAGTTTAGGTATGTTGCTTACACCAACAGATGTTGATCAATTTGATAAGGGCGATATGAAAGGCGACATGGGTCGTAAGCCTAAGGCACTTACAGCTCTAGTGCGTAACACAGTAAACATGATTGGTAGTTATAATGTAGGTATGGTGTGTACTAACCACACGTATGCTAGTCAAGACATGTTTGATCCTGATGATAAAATTAGTGGCGGTCAAGGTTTCATTTACGCCTCAAGTATTGTTGTTGCTATGCGTAAACTTAAACTTAAAGAAGACCTAGATGGTAATAAAGTAAGTGATGTCCGTGGTATTAGGGCCGCATGTAAAGTTATGAAAACACGTTACGCTAAACCATTTGAAGGTGTACAAGTTAAGATTCCGTATGAAAGCGGAATGGATCCTTATAGTGGATTGCTTGACATGTTTGAAAAGCAAGAATTACTTGTAAAGCAAGGAAACCGCCTCAAGTATACTACATCAAGCGGAGAAGAAATGATTGAATTTCGCAAAGCATGGACTGGTGAAAAACTTGAAGTTATAATGGCAGATGTTGCAAACGGTTTGATAAGTAACTCTGAGACAGTCGACGTCGAAGATGATGAATCATTGGAGGACTTAGAAATTGTCAACACTACAGAGGAATAATATGGACCCAGAAGTATTTGCAGAATCATGGTTACTGATTAAACAATATATCTCGCCAAAAGAAAAAGAACAAGCGGCTCACCATTTAATTGCACAACTGCAAGAATGGGGTGTTGAAGATGAGTTCTTTATTCAACTTCATGGCGCAGACAAATACATGCAACAAGCAGTAGAGGAAGCAGAATTAATCGACGATATGGAAGAATACTTCGACGATGACGAACTGGTATAACAGTGTAACTAGTGATCTAAGCAAGATCCCAGATTTTATAGAGCACTACGAGTCTGAGTTAGAACAGGCTCGTAGAGAAGTTGGATTGAACGGCTTGGTTGAAAAGAACATCAAAGAATTACCGGCAGTAACCGAAATTCGTTTTGGACAGTTACAAGAAATTGAAGGCGTGTTAAATTTTCTAAATATCCAGTTACGTAAGATTAGACGAAAACATTTTAAAAAATATTTAGAAAATTATCAACGAGCACTAACAAGCAGAGATGCTGAAAAGTATGTCGATGGCGAAGATGAAGTTGTAGACTTTGAAACAATCATTAACGAGGTAGCACTACTACGCAATCGATGGCTAGGCATTATGAAAGGTTTAGACAGTAAGCAATGGATGTCCGGTCATGTTGTAAGACTACGTACCGCCGGCATGGAAGATGTTACAATTTAGTTCTAAGTCTTAACCATTGCTCGTGTATTTCGTCAGGGAACCATTCAATATAACTTAATCTCTTTACCCATTCACTTCTGTTTGGATATTGTAAGTCGTTGATATGTGGACTACTAACATCATATGCTAAACTATGTTTGCTAACAACTGCTGGAACACCGTTAATAATACTTGTTAACCCAGCGTTACTACAATAACTATAGACACACTTAGTATGTCTTAGTTGTTCCTCAAAGTTAAAATTATCATACGTGTCAGCAAGTTTCTTTGGCACATTCCACTCACAGTTTTGATCTTTATACCATTGTTCGTCTTGTATAGGAAAATGTATACGTTCTCTAAAACGTGGATGGCTACGTATTAGTATTGGTAAATCACTATGTTGTCGTATATTAGTAATTGTTTCTTTATAGTACGAATCCATATCAGGCATATCTTTCCATTGTTCGCTATACCCATGTTGGCCTGCAATAACAATGTAGTTGCCGTTCCTTTTCCAATCGTATATTGCTGATAAATTAAGTTTTGCTAAACGACTGTCATCGTATCCAATATCTAAAGCAAAATCAGCATCGTTGTTAACACCGTTGATGCCAAGTTTCCAGGTCTCGTTACGAACTAGTCCGCCAACTTCAATAACTACAACCGGCTTGTTCTGTTTTCTAAAATGATCCCATACACGTTTATTAGCAGACATTTTACCAAACCACAGTACGCTCCAAATAAGTGCAACATCTGCATCTAAGTTATCTTCAACTAATGTATCAGTAGATTGAATAGCACTAAGTACTCGTGGGTATACTAGTACATTGTTACTAGGTAAGTTATTTGGAAAGTGGCTGACTATCATGGTAAATAATAATATGCGTACATTATCAGTATTTACCACGTGGCATCCCACTGGATATAAAAAATATGGTAAGGATTACATTAAGACTTACCTACAAAACTGGCCTGTTGAAGTTCCTCTTACAATATACGCAGAGGACCACGAGCCTAACACATATAATGCCGACAACATTGAGGTATTAGATCAAAGAACAGTTTTGCCAGATTTAAAAGCCTGGCAAGAAAAACATAAAGACAATCCACATGCACATGGTTGGAATAAAGACAAAAGTAAAAAGAGTTTTCTATGGGATGCTAGCCGCTTTGCAAACAAAACGTTTGCCATATGGCATTTTATGAATCACACAGATGCAGATGTTGCAATATGGTGCGATGGAGATGTAAGAACACATACACCTATGCCCATTGACTTTATTCATAGTATTGCACCTTCTGAAAATCAACTAGCAACATACTTAGGTCGGAAGACTTGGCCAGAGTGTGGCTGGGTTATGTACAATCGTAGACATCCAGAGTTTGAAAATTTTATGAAAAGATGGCGTTGGATTTATGAAAGTGATGATATTTTTAATCATAAAGAAAGCCACGATAGTTTTATATTTGGAGAACTCGTACACGAGTATGCATCTAACGGCACAGAATTTAACGATCTAGGCGGCCCCGATAAAGGAGGACATATCTTTATTAATAGTCCTCTAGGAGGTTATATGGATCACCTTAAAGGATTTAGAAAAGAGGTTGGTAAAAGTTTACCAAGTGATGTAACAGGAGGATTTAAACATCAAGATAATGAGTGGTGGCAAGAAATGCGCCAAGTTACTAAAGAAGAAATACGTGCTGAAAAAGCCAAGAACCCGCACGAATATGATGCGGCACAACAAGTTAAATCTAAGGGAATAAAATGAACATAAGTGTTATTCAAAATGTAAAAAGTTTATTGCATAATCCGTATCCACATGTATGTGTTGAAGATGCTTTACCAGAAAAAATTTATAACGAATTAGAGGAAACATTTCCTGAAGAATTAGTTTGTAGCACACAGCCACACGATGGTGGTATTACTTACAGATATAAGGCCAATCCAGCATTAATAGATCGTAAGATTCCACAAATATGGCAAGACTTCTTTGACTACCATACTAGCGAAGATTACTTTAAAGAAGTTATTAGTTTATTTGAACCATCTATTGAAAAGCATTATCCTCATTTATTAGACGATCTGCATCAACAGTCTGTTGCAGTACGTGATGTACAAGAAGGCGGTCACTTCATTACAGATTGTCAATTTGTTGTACATGAGCCGGTAGATCAGACAGGAACTAGTCGTACACCACATATAGATAATCCAGTAGAAATTTATGCAGGTTTGCTGTATATGCGGAAACCTGAAGACGATAGTAAAGGAGGAAACTTTACAATACACGAAACAACAGATAAAATTACCATGGTAAACAAAACACTTGGCAGACAAGTGGAGGATCATTTACACAGAGCTGTTAAACAAGTACCATACAAGCGTAACACGTTTTGCATGTTCCTAAATGTACTAGATAGTGTGCATAGTGTAACACCTCGGATTGGTGCAACAGAACGCAGACGTAGTATTAATATCATTGGAGAGTTTAATAAAACAGGACGTATGTGGAAGGTGCGTGAGTATAAGAGTTGAGGTACGCAATAGGAAAAGTTAGTGGCGTCTTTATTGAGCAAGATGTTGTTACTAAGATATTTGGCATTAGAGGAAAAGGATTGAAACCAGTCAGAGGAACAATTCAAGACTGTTATGCTAGAGAAATTGAGTGCCTATCTAGACTTAAAAACAAAATTGGTTTCCCCCAAGTAATAAAAAATTATGATGATATAACGGCTATAAGATTAGAAAACGTAGGAGAGAGTTTACTACATACATGGCACGAATATGATCTTACACAATTTATTGATCAAGCACATAGAATATGTGATAGATTAGAAGAAGCAAATATACAGTATTTTCATGCCAGATTGAATCCAGAAGGTAAACCCGGACCTGACTTTCCACTAAGTAATCTGTGTATTAAAGAAGGAGAACTTAGTTTAATAGACTTTGAAATGGCAAATCCAATAGGCCATTATACTTGTGATAACTGGCACCCTAAGATGGTTGGAATGTACGGAAGGTATGATCCAAAAATATTTAGAGAGTTTTTTATAGAAGGATTGCAAAATCCTCATAAATGTTTTAAAAGAGAGATATGGCGAAAGATTCTCCCAGGCCCAAAGAAGCACGATACATGGGTTAAAATGATAGATTCAAATCCAAGAGAGGTATATAAAAGTATGACAAAATTTACAAAACCCAATGACAAAGTAATAGGTGCTTGGAAAAGTTACCAAAAGCGTTTTGGCAAAAACGAAACATTAGAACGCATCGAAACTATTGGCATTAAAAAATATATTAACAAGAACACAAAGTTGCTAGACATTGGGTGCAACGATGGATACTTTAGTATGGAACTAGCACCGTTAGTTGATAGTGTTACAGGAGTTGAGCCACATGTTGAGTTGCCTGAGCCTTTAGATAATGTTACGTGGCAAAAGAAAGACTTTAATACTTTTTGTGAGAAACAAAATAAGACGTATAACGTATTATTAAGTTTAGCAGTTAGTATTCAATTACGTGACTTTGGCGGAATAACAGAACAACAAATTGTAGATCGTTATTACGACTTACTTGAGCCTGATGGACTTGTTATACACGAAACACAAAAACTTGCTGATAGACCTAACAATCAAGAACACACAAAGAAAATGATTGATGCATTTAATACTAAGTTTACACAACTAGAACACGGACAAGCACGTAAAAGTGGCGGTCGTGAATATTATGTTTTTAGGAAAAACTAATGGCTTTTAATAATATTATGCAATTAGCAACGGCTAAAATTTCAAATCATCTAAACCCAAACCCAACAGTAGTTGAGTGGGGCAATCAACGTTTTCGCTATTCAAAAGACTGGATTGACAAATGTAGTCAAACGGCTGAAAAAACAATACGACATCCAGTTGAATATGTATGGGAATACTTTGAGGATTTAGGATTTAGTAACTATTTGGCTATTGATATTAACACAGAGTTGCGTAGTATTGCTATGGATTTAAATTTTATTTTAAAAGACAAGTATAATTATACAGAACAATTTGACCTCGTAACTAATAATGGCACAGGAGAACACATCTTCGATCAGAGAACTGTATTTGAAAATATGCACAATCTATGCAAAGTTGGAGGAATTATGTTATGTGTGCTTCCCTTTGCTCCGTGGATTAATCACGGCTTTTACAATTATCATCCTGCTCTTTTTAGAGATATAGCCGCCGCAAATGGATACGAATGGGGATTATTTTGGCTAGCGCAGAACACAGGTAAGTATGTAGAGATGCCTATAAGCATGAACAGTTGGGGATACTACGAACAAAAAAAGCCCAGACTGCCTCTAAGTGATTTAGAAAGTGCATACGATGAATTACATAATAGAGATGGCAAAGCACAAAATATTAGTATTGTAACTGCATATCGTAAAACAAACGAATACAACTTTCAAATTCCAATGCAAGGCCGTTACGTTAACGACGTAGTTGATGAATTGAAAACTGAGTACAGTGACACAAACGTTGATCTAAGACAACAGAATCATACCAGTGCAAATTACTAATGGCAAATATCAAACTTGAAAAGATACTAAAAAATGCTTTCCCGTTACAAGATTTAAAAACCGTAACAGATTATTATCATCTAACAAGAAGAAAAAATAGTAGAAAGTATATTGATGAGTTTGATGCAAACTGGGCACATAAATGGATTGCTGTTAGACTTTTAAACTTAGATAAAATAGATAGAATACGCATACTAGATGTTGGTACAGGTATTGGCGTTTTTGCTTGGTTATGTAATTCGTTAGGGCATTTAACTGATGTAACCGAACTACCAATTGAAAACAATTACCAACATGCCGATATTATAAAATTTTTTGAGGACCTTAAAACAGCATATGAGTTAGATAAAACAGTTACGTGCTATAGATGGGAAATATCTAAAACAGATTATAAATTTCCTAGCAACAAAGAGTATGACTTAATATCTATGCAACGGACTAACTTTGACATCCAATGGGATGAAGAAGACTATATAAAGTGGATAAAGAGATGTTTATGGAAAGGCTTACTACCCAATGGAAAGGTATATTGGGTTTGTCCTAAAACACAAGCAGATATTTTAGAAATAGCCTGTAAAAAAGGAGATATCTCTCATATAAGACATCCTAAAAAGTTCTCCGGTAAAGAACATAATATATTTGAGTTGTATAAATGAAATTAATTAATTTAGGTTGTAGTTTTAGTTATGGAAATTGTGTTTCCCAATACGAAACATTTGCTGACGAGCAGATGCATATAGGACCGGGTACATTACTTGCAGAACACTTAAACTGTGAAGAAGTTAATATAGCAAGCCCGGGACTTAGCCTAGATGGTGTGCTACGTAGACTATACACATTTCCAATTAATAAAGACGATATACTGTTAGTGGGGTTGCCACCTGAAGTAAGATTCCAAATAGTAGCAATTAAACCTCGAGACCAAAAGAAAACAAGAGGCGGCCAAGGTAAAAAAAGAAATTATGATAGTATCTTTCAAACTGCATCAAAATGGCGAGCAGATGCTTTTAATAGAGGCCCAACAATACCTGACGATTGGTTTCACACACAATCATGGTTAGATGCAAAGTTTAAAAATTATAATACTAGCGATCATATACAATACCATGCATGGTTTAACATATTGCTTATACAGAAGAGACTTGAAGAATTAAACTGCAAGCATTGGTTATACAATAGTGTGTACGGACACATGCAACATTCTACAACAATACCGGAGTTGCAGACACTAAAAGAAAGTATTAGTACTGATAATTATTATCAACCTACAGCAGGTATGCGAGACTTTAGTGACCAAAGTCAGTCATACCAAATAAGTAGAGATGATACACACCCAAATCACCTATGTTATAAAGAATGGATTAAAGGCTTTATTGAATGGAGTGTATACTAATGCTAATGAATCTTTATTATAATACACAAAAAACAGATAGTAAGTGTAATTGGGTGATGGACAGTCTTATTAAAGGTTGGCCTTTATCAAGACCAATACGTGACAGACAGTATCACGGTGGCCCAAGTTCTTTTTGGGGATTCATAGACGCTAATTGGTCTCTTATACAAGAACATCAAAAATGGGGTGATAACTGGTACTTTTGGGATATGCCATACTATGGTCGTTGGAGTGGATTGGCCAAAGCATTAGGCAGTAAAGACTTTTACTGGCGTGTATCTAAAAATGATGTACACCCAACAAAGATTATAAAACGACCAAGCGACAGATTTAACAAATGGGGTGTAGAAATACAAAATTGGAAAACTAACGGCAGTTTTATTTTAGTTGCGCCTAGTAGTGACACAATGACACGTTGGTGTACAGGTTTAAGTGCTGAAAGTTGGGTAACCAAAACAGTAAACGAATTGCAAAAGCATACTGATAGAGAGATAAGAGTTAGACATAAACCTAGAGCAAAAGGAACTAGCGGACCCGATGCCGCAAAACTTTCTGGCTTAGAAGACTTTAAACAAGCAATGGACGGTGCATGGGCCGTAGTAACAAGTGTTAGTATGTGTGCAGTAGAAGCACAACTTGCAGGAGTGCCAACATTCTGTTGTAAAAACAGCGGAGCGTTACCAGTAAGTTTAACAAAACTAAGTAAGATAGAACAACCATTAAGAATCGATAGAGAAGAATGGCTTTACCATTTAGCATACTCCCAGTTTACTCATAAAGAAATTGAGAACGGATATGCATATGAGATAATCAATGACTAAGAAATTATATGTATACGATACAGATCGAAAAATAACAAGAAAATTTATGAAAGGTTTTGCCTCCGGAGCATCTCTACATGCAGATTGGGTTGTTAAGTTCCTTATGCTAGATGACTATCGTAATAGCGGCATTCCTGCAGATGCAGATGCAGTTGCTAGTTTAGGTGTACTCCGAGGCACCGGTCTTATGTTTAAAGAAGCAAAAGAAAGAGGAATAGATTGGTATTACTTTGATCATGCATATTTTAATCCAGGCTATAGTAACTATGGTTGGTTACGGGTAACACGTAATGGTCATACAATGAACTATCGTAAACCTGCAAGTAACGAACGGTGGAAGCAGTTCTTTAAATCTAACAACTTAGTTGGACAGTGGAAACCTAAATCCGAAAGAGGCGGCGATATATTAGTAATGCCAGCAACAAACGCAGTTCAGTGGTTTTTCGATGATTATGAATGGGAAGATAGAACTATAGCAAAGTTAAAATCGTTACTTCCTGAACACTCCCATCATAGAATTAAAGTTCGTAGTAAACCAAACGAACCTATTGTTGATAAGATGGGAAACTTAGTAGACTTAAAGAAAACAGAGGATCCAGAGCCGTTAGATGAAGCATTACGTAAATCATTCTGCGTTATAGCATATAATAGCATGGCGGCACTGTATGCAACAATGAAGGGTTATCCAGTAATTACTAGTGAGAATAATTGCTGTCATAGTATATCGCAAGACATAAATGCGTTTGCAACAAGCGAATTTCCAACAGAGTTTGATATTGAACCAATGCGATCAAAACTATGCTTCTGGTTAAGTAACTGCCAGTATAACAGATTTGAACTTTCCGACGGATCTTGTTGGGAAGATATATTGAAAAGACAAGGATAAAAAAATGTTTAGTACTAAGAAATTTATTAGTTTAGACGGAAAAACAGGACCGGAGGTTGGAGTAAGTGAAGTTGGAGAATTTGATTCTAGCGACTGCGAGCCGTATACAGACATTAAAGATATCCCGGGAATGGACGTATTACTAGAAACTAAAGAAAACGGTGGTGATACTGCTCCTAAACATAATGACGGGCAGTTATCGTTAGATCCAAAACATAGTATAGATGTTATAATGCAATATTGTAATATGAATTTAAGTAATCCTCGTCTTTGTGCCCAGGTTGCTGATAAGCAAACAGCGGCTAAAGTTGCTTGGGATAAGTTTAAATGGAAAGGTGTATCTAGACATTATCCAACTGCCGCATTTGGTTATAAAACAGTTAAACTAGTTGGTATTGGTAAAGATGGTCACACTATTATGTGTGAACGGTATTTAGAAACTAAAGCAAATAAAGGCGACAAATATATTCTTAAAGTTTGGAGTGGATTTGCACAAGAGTTTATTGGTAACACTAAAATAGTTAGTTGGCTAATGGGATTTCATGCTAAAGAAAATCCATTACCGAGTACTCTACTTAGATTTACATGTAAGAACTCATATATGAGTTACTATACTCCAAAGGTAGATAGATTCCATGAATGTTCGGCTGATCCTGACCAATGGATGATTTATATCTCTCAACTATGCAATACACAGAAATGGATGCTTGATAATTGGGGTGTATTGTTTTGGGATTGGGGATTTCAAAATGGTCGTAATTATGTACTAGATCATAAGAATCGAGTTAAGTGGGTTGACTATGGCGGTATTGGAATTTATGTAACAGACAAGTTTGAAGAACTAAACATAGCATTTAATAGAGGAGCGTTACCTGCAGATATTAGTAAGTCTAGAGAATCGTTTGACATGATGTTGGCCGAGAAAGATAAAAAGAACATTGGACACTCTCGTCAAATAATGATGTCATTCCTGTTTCACTTAGAATATTGGTATTGCAAGCATAAAGCAATAGAACCAACTGTGCAGTATTATAGTAGTTTATGCCAAACAGGGCCAAAAATTATGATGGAGATAAATCAACTATTACCAAACATCTTTAACTATGTTGCATGTAGGGAAATATACGAAGCGTTTGAAAATAACGATTGGAGAGAAGCAAGTACATGGAAAGGGGTTGGTAATAAGATTAAAACCTTATACGAAGAAGGCAAAATAAAATGAATGCGCTAGAGCAAGCAGATATCGATAAAATTAATTTTAAAGGTCACGACAGCAGAGTAGTTGAAGTACGAGGATATCAAAACTATAACCTAACTCCAAACGGCGTTGAACCAATAAACAATCCTACAAAGAAGCGTCCGTGGGTTGATACTAAAGTTAAAAGTGATTTCTTTATAAAACTACTTGATGAGATTAATCCTACATCATATGCAGACTTTGGAAGCAACTTAGGTTACTATGTATTTCTACTAGCATCTAAAGGAATTAAGAGTTGCGGTGTAGACTATAACAGCGAGTATATTGATCTATGTAATGTTTTGAAAAAACGATTTGATATTAAGAACGCCACATTCAATCAAACAAAACTAGAATGGTGGAAAGAAGATCATGACATGTATGACTTAGTAACAGTGTTTAATGTAATACATCACTTATACAATAGAACAGAACAGTACAAGGACATGGATAAATTAGTTGACGACTTTGCAATAAAGTCATATAACGTAGTACTGTTTGAGTTTCCTACAGAGAATGATAGCAAAGGTCATAAATGGACAATGAATACAGATTATAGTGAAGAACTATTTGTACGAGCCATTGAACGTAGATTTAAAAAGTATATTAGGATCGAAGGACAAACAGAACATCGTCCTTATTATCTATGCAGGCTTTAAACCCATTCGGGGCCTCTCATCCATCCAACTAACGAATAGCGTGTGCCTTTAGTAACTGGCTTAACTTGATGCCATGTATAACTAGGAAACATAATTAGTTTACCTTTTTTCTCTTTAAAACTCTTAACACGCTTATCTTCATCAACTAACGGTGAGCCGTCCCATAGTTCAAACTCACCGCCTTCATACTCGCTTGGATCATTAAGCCATATTGTAAAACTAAGTTTTCGTGGGTTAGGAAGATCTCGCTTTACATTAGTATCTGTGTGCCAAGTATAAAAGTCACCCTCAGCATAACTTGATAACTGTATGCTTTCTAATTCTTCAAGTTCCCAATTATACTCAGCATTCTCTGCTACTTGTAATAACAAGCCGCCTAACTCATCTTGTATCTCACCTGTTAGCCATTGTATATTGCTTTTCCGTTCAGCGCCTGTGCCATAAAACGAACTTCCCGGCGTTATCTCACCCGGTACCCATTCGTCGGTTTTATACTTTTCAAAAAAGTCACAAGGCTCAATGTCTGCCATTGTATAAGGATCATGATATATCATATAGTTTTAACCCACTCTTTAAACTTATTTGTGTCTGCAATATACCACGGACTGTTATAACTTTTAGCACCTTGTGCAGGATCTATAAATTGTACTTTACCCGGATATATGCTTATTATAGCACGACTACTACCATTAGAGCAAATATGTCTATTATGGTTAGGCCCCGGAAACGGAAAGCCGGGAGTATGTATTCCTCCTACACTAACATCGTGGTCTTTAACCCATAAACAATTAGTAACACCTGCGCCGGCAGTACTTACATACTTTTTCATTTTGCTAAACATTGCTATCTTTTCTGCAAGTGTAAAGTTTTCACCAAATACTTCAATATAACCCTCGTCTTGCAATATCTTAACTATATCGTCCTCGTTAGTAAGTCCTCGTTTCTTTGTATTGTCTTCACCTATTAAGTCTTTTGTATATTTTGGATTAGCATGTGTGCGCCTACTTACATATATTTTCTCATATGTTGGCACATCATGTACGCTACTACAAGCAAGGTCAATCAATCTATGTATAAGTTTGTACTGTTCGTTGTGTGGTATTATGCGTTTACCTTTTTTATCTTGATTAAGAGTATCACTAAAATACACAGTTTGGTACGCTATTCTTGCATCTGTAAATTCAAAGTCTATGTCAAACAACTCTAGTAGTTCTTGTACAAATGGAGGGTATACATTAATTTTACCGTACGGTTTAACATTTACAAGAAGTTTTAGATCAGGTATCTGCTTTTTCAACCATATGTAATGCCAAAGGTGACCTAGGCCGTCTAGCATAGTGTGATAGTAATTTTCAAGAGGTTTAGAGTACCAATAAAAAAAATTTCCTTCTTTAATCCTGTCCCAATAGTAATCTGGTGTACTTAACTGTAGTTCCCATTTTTTAAATGATTTTTCAGTTGCACCTGCGTTCTTACCTAAATTTAAATTCCATAAGGTATTTGCAGATAATATAACTTCGTGTGGTTTGTTATCAAAAATTTTCGCATTTGAAAAAGATGCAATCGCAGTTCCCGTCTCTGGTATAATTTGACAGTTGCCACTATATAGATGCTCTCGTATATTCATGATGTATACAAATTAATTAGTTCTTGCTTCCATATATGATCGTACTCACAGTTACGTGTTTCTTCAAACCATGGACCGCCTTCTGTATAGTGTATAATCTTTGCCTGACCATCTCGCTCCTCATTGTACCACCCAACAAGCCAGTTCCAGCCATGATCTAACGTTCCTATATCCTCATCATCTAACCACTCAAAGCGATGCAAAAACTTAGGTGTTTCGGTGTTTACTTTGTCTAACGTTAATGCTTGATTCTTAGGATGTCCACAGTTCCAAAGTATCATACTACTCCAGTTCTTACGAGGATAAGGCAACTGCATTTGCCCATCCATCTTAGTACCCTCTTCCGGCTCATACTCATGCTTAACAACCCATACCGCCTTGTCATCTTGCACTTGGTCAAACAGTTCGCGTGGATCAACACGCCATACCATATCACAATCGCAGAAGACTGCCCAGCCTTCATAATTGTTTAAGTATGGAACTAAGAAACGTGTAATAGTAAACTCTGTACTAGACAGTTTATCTTTGTCACGCCAGTATAGTTTCTGCTCTCTTAGATCGTTTTGTTTTAGAGGAATAATGCTAATGTTATTGCGTCTTGTGCGTCTGCGGATGCTATGTTCACACACTTGATATGCAATATCTTCGCGGCTATCCCAACCGACATAAATATTATACATATA